GGGAGAAATCCCAGGCGACCGCGCCGACCTCGGTCGCCTTTTCGATGATCGCGGCGTGCTTGTTCCCGTGCGCGTGGGTCCAAGTGATCCACTTCCACCCGCCGCCCGGCGTGAGGCGGAACGCGGCGCGGGTCTTCCATCCGTTCGGGTTCTCGCACCGCTCCGCCGTGTGGCGGACGTTGCGCGAGTCGTTCAGGAACGCACCCGCGTACGGGAGCGCGTAGCGGCGACACGCGCACGGAACCGCGGGAGCGCGAACCGTCGTGAAGTCGTTCAGGCTCGCGCTGAAGATCGTCGTCTCGTTCTTCGTCGTCATGGTCCGCCTTCCTCTCTCTGTCGAGCGGCCCGCTTCCGGCGTTCCGCGTTTCGACAGGAATAGATATAGCGAAACGCGATACGGGAAGCAAGCCCGATCGTGCGGCGTGTCGTCGCAGGGCCATAGCGAGCACCTATATAAAGGATGCTTCGCCACGACGCGCCGCGTCGGTCGATTTTTCTTCCCACGTCCTTAGCGGGGCGCTATAACTATTCCTGTCGAAACGAAGCCGGAAGCTTCGGGGCGGCAGAAAGAGAGAACGACGATGGAAGCGAAGATCCCGCACCTCCCCCGGAAGCTTGTCCGTCTCGCGCTGAAGCACACGGTCGGTCTCGCGACGTATCGCGGGCTCTTCCTCGTGTACGAGCCGGGAACGAACCCGCTCGACGGGTTCGCGGTTCAGTCGGCGAGCGCGGTCCCGCTTCGGATTCGCTGGATCGTCCGCGCGCGAGAGGTGCGGTCGTGACCGCGCCCGTCGTGATCGACACGGACACGGGGACGATCCTCGGTCGCTGGATCTGCGAGAACCCGGAGTGCGGGCGCGTGACCGTCGTCCGCACGCGGTCGAGGTGGGCGGTCCCGCCGAAGGATCCGAGCGAGCGGTGCTCGTGCTCCGGTTGCTGCTTCTCGATCCGCGACCGCGCTGGGACCGTGAAGTGGGTCCCCGAGCCGTCGAACGTGATCCCCTTCCCCAAGGTGACGCCGTGACGCCCGAGGAACTCGCCGATTCGATCGCGCATGACCTCGTCTCGCCACCCGAGGACGACGACGGTCCGTTCGTCCGCGCCGAGATCTGGCGCCGACTCGCGGTCGCGAAGCGCGCCGCCCACCTGTGCTTCGCGTGCGGCGGCACACGCGAGGACGCGATCGCCGCCGCGTCGGAGGCGCTCCGCGACGTCCCCTAGATACGGGACGTGCTTTCTATTCCTTTCGGATTAGTGACCTGCTATAACGCCCCGAATGGTTCGCCGGAAGCGAGCGACGGGGAAAGAGAGAGGACGAGCGAGACGAGGTCGAGCCAATCCCGAGCGACTCACGGTAGAGAGCCGCTCGACGGGTAGTGAAATCGAGTCATAGCGAAGTGCTAACGTGGCGCGAAACGCTTCACGAACGGGAGAGGTGCATACCATGGCGCAGATTCTCACGCCGGACGAGGTCGAGGGCGGCGGGTTCAGGTGTCCGGGGTGCGGGCACGTCCACACGAGGGCGGGCGAGATCCTCGTGACGCCGACGGGCGCCGCGTGTGCCGGGTGCCACGCCGCCGTGCAGTTCTCGGAGTCGACGATGCAGCGCGGCGTGTCGCGCCTCCTGGCGCACGCGCCCGAGCCGAAGAACCCGGCGCGCGAGTTCGCGAAGCTTCTCGCGGGTCTCCGGTCCACGACCGAGGTCGTCGTCCTCGCCGTCGCGCCCGAGTGCCTCACGGGCCGGGTCGAGACCGTGAGGTCGGCGAACGGCGTCGCGCTCGTCGACACGCGCAGCGGGCAGGAGTGGCACCTCTCGCACCTCGACGCGCTGAACCTCCTCGCCTCCCTGGCGCGCGACGTCGAGATCCCGGCGGTCGTTTCGTTCGCGAAGCGGATCGCGCTCTAGCCCGCGCGGAGCTCGTGCGAAATGACACCCGCGGCGCGCGCGAAACGCGAGGAGTTCGTTCGGTCTTTCGATAACCCGGCGAAGGTGCGGAGACTCGCGGGCGTCGTGTGGCGCCTGAAACTGACGCCCGACGAGTGGCTCGCGAAGGTCCGGGCAGGGTTCAAGTGGTGCACCGCCTGCGAGGAGTGGCACCACATCTCGAAGTTCTACGAAGACGCGGCGCAGCCCGACGGGCTGAACTGCAAGTGCAGGGAATCGGTCCTGAAGCGACTCGAAGAGAAGAGGAGGGCGAACGCATGAAGATCCGAGCGACGTACTTCAAGGAAGGCGGGAAGTTCTACGCGGAGGGCGACACGACGATCCCCGACTTCACGAGCCCGTGGGAGATCTCGACGGTCTTCCTCGGGCTCGTCCCCCCGCCGGGGCTCTCGCGGGACTCCGCGTGGGACGGGCCGATCCTCCTCGACTCCCCCGGCGACGACTCGTTCCCGCCGATCCTCATCCCCGGGTGCGAGCCGCTCTCGCGCTCCGCGTGGCTCCTGAAGAAGAAGCGCGAGGGGCGCCCGCTCTTCGACCCGCCGAAGCGGAAGTCGACGGACCTCGAGGAGTCGATCGCCGCGTTCGTGCACAAGCGGAACCGCTTCACGACGACCGAGGTCGCGCAGTTCGTCGTCGCCAGGTCGGGGCGCACCGCGTGGCTCGTCGACGTCGAGTCGACGCTCCTCCGTCTCGGCTTCGCCGAGTTCGAGTGCGCTCGCGCCCCGTACGAGACGGCGGCGCGTCGAGAGTGGCGGAGGACCCGATGACCGTCGTCCGGATGGCGACGCGCGCCGAGATCGCGGCGGCGGACGCGAAGAGGCGGGAGGCGATCGGGCTCGCGTTCAGGGTCGAGCTAGGCGAGTGCCACCCGTCGGGCATGAGCGACGACGAGATCAACGTCGCGCTCGTCGAGGCGTGCCGACTCGGGCTCGACGACGCGATCGCCATGCTCGCGCGCGAGAAAATGCGCCGCGACGTGACCGAGCGCGCGGAGCGGCGCCCGGGGATCGAGGGGCCCGAACGGCGCGTCCTGGCGGCGCTCGGGTGGGCGTTGCTGAACCTAGCGGCGGGGCTCCTCTTCGCCGTGCTCTTCCTGCCCGCGATCGTCGCGTTCGGCATCGTGTATGTGCAGGAGGCGCTCGATCACGCGGGTATCCGCGCGGCGTCGCGCGCGCTGCGCGCATGGAGGGGCGAGCCGTGAAGGCGCTCGAAGACCACTACTTCCGCCGGGCCGGGACCCGGTACGTGCGGAAGCTCGACGAGGTCGATTGCGCCGCCGTGTTCGCGGTCGTCGAGCGCGCCTGTAACCCGCTCCACGCGTTCAAGGCGACCGAGCCCGTCGCGCTGCGCGTCGTCGCCGACTCGACCGCGGAGACGGAGCCCTACTTCGACGACCCCGACGCCGACCTCGTGCGGCTCGTCTTCGACAACGTCGAAGAGCTCGTCGAGCACCTCGATCACCTGTGCGGAGGCGGACGATGAGGGGCGGCATGAGTGAGATCGCTCGGGCGGTACGAGTCGCGGCGTGGGGGTGGGTCGCGGACGGCGCGGAGTGGATGGCGTCGCGTTTCTGGGGCCTGAAGAGGTGGGCGCTTCTTCGACTGTGGGATGCGGAGGCAGGGCGATGAGCACGAAGCGACGGAAGCCGATCGACCTGGCGCGCGCGGTCGCCGGCGCGTTCAAGGCGGCGAAGGGAAACGAGGCTGCAGCGGTCGAGACGATCGAGCGGCTCCTCACGAAGTGGATCGCGGAGGCGGCCACCGACGCGATCGAGAACGCGATCGGCGCCACCCGGGGAACGTCGCTCACGGACGCCGCGCTCGTCGCGTGGCTCCGTGGGGTCGAGGGTGTCGCCGCGCGCGAGGGCGCGAGGTGGCGCGGGCTCCGCCTGCCCGGCGACCTCGGGCTCCACGTCTACACGGACGATCGGGGTCGCCTGCACATGGTCGGCGCGCTCCTCGAAGACATCGCCCGCAAGGCACGGCTCGCCGCGGGGTTCGTCGAGGACATGCGACCGAAGACCTACGACGCGAGCAAGGTCCGGATGGAGATCGGCGGCGTACCCGTGCGCGGATTCCTCGGGGTCGACCCCGCGCACGGACCCGACGAGGCGGTCGCCATCGCCTACGACGCCGAGGGGCGGATCGCCGTCGCCCGGATTCCTGTCGAAGCCGCTCCCGTGCCGAGTGACGCGCGTCACTATAAGTCGAGTGCTACTCCCTCGACGCCGCAGGAGCCCGCAGGAGGCGAGCGGAGCTCGGGACCTGGCGAGTGCCCCGGGTCCGGTCAGCCGTTCGCGCCTGGCGACTTCTCCGCGGTCCTTGGGGGCGGTTTCTGCCCCGTGTGTCGCGCCGAGGTCCGCGCGACGCCGCTCGGTCGCGTGAAGCGCCACCCGGAGCCGTAGGTGCCCGGGTGGCCCTGCCCTGCCCTCGTCTCGGAGCGATGAGACTAGGGCAGGGAAAAGCGGTCGGGCTGCTACGGGGTTACGACCTCTTGCCCGGGTGTGTCCTAGTCTATTCCCTACTCTTCTCTCTCTCTTCTCTCTCTAGATATGGGGGCGTGTAGACGGGGGCAGAGCGTACGGTCTGCGTCGACCCGGTCAGAGACCAGGGCAGACCAGGGCACTAGGGCACTCGACCGAATTCCCGGCGTAATTTGGGATTCCTGTCGAACTCGCGAGACGAGGGCAGGACGAGGGGACTAGGGCAACGCCCGTTGACGAGAGCGGCTCGCGCGTGCCACCCCTCACGGCATGAGCGACGAGACCGAGATCGCCACGACCCCCGCGCCGCCTGCGCCCGAGCCCGCGTCGACCGAGAAGACGCCCGAGCCGAAGAAGCGGGGCAGGCCCCCGAAGTTCGACGAGAAGATCGCCGACGAGTTCGTCGCTCGGGTGCGCGCCGGGCACTTCTTCGAGACGGCGGCGAACCTCGTCGGGCTCCCCGTGCAGACCATGCGGGCGTGGCTGCGAGAGGGCGTCGCGAATCCGCGCGGGAAGTACGGGCCTTTTTCTTCCGCGGTCAAGCGGGCGAAGGCGGAATCTGAGGACGCCGACCTGACCGAGATGGAGCGGCGCGCGAAGAACGCGAACGACGGCGCGGGCGATTGGAAGGAACGCGCGTGGCGCCTCGAGCGGAAGGACCCGCGCAAGTTCGGGCCGCGCGTGACCGTCGAGTTCCGAAACCTCGTCGGCGAGTTCCTCGATCACCTCGAAGCGAATCTCGACGAAGAGACGTTCGAGAAGGTGCTGACCGCGGCGGAGAGCTTCGAGGGCGAGGAATCGTCGACGACCGTCGACGAGGGCTAGTCGTGGGGCTCCTCACACACGGAAGCGCCCGGACGATCTTCTCGCGCGAGGCGCGTCGCCGCCTCGGGAAGCGAAGAGCTCGGGGCGAACTCTTCGACCCTCCGCTGCGCGACGGGTGGATCGAGCGGTACGGGCAACGGGGATACACGACCCCGCACCATCTCGATCCGTTCCTGGCGGTGCTCGACGAGGCGATCAACGTCGGGAACGTCCGCGCGATCGTCCACGCTCCGCCGCGCCACGGGAAAACGGAGAGCGTGATCTCCGCGTTCGCGAAGATGCTCCGGAAGCACCCCGAGCGCACGAACGCGTTCGCCACCTACGGCGCGGGCCTGGCGCAAGAGAAGTCGCAAAAGGTGCTCGACGTCTCCGAGCGGAACGGCGTCGAGTTCCGCTCGCGCAGACTCGGGCGCCTGACGACGCGACAGGGCGGCGGGCTTCTCGCGACGGGTGTCGGCGGCGAGTTCACGGGTCGCGGCGTCTCCGGTCTCATGGTGATCGACGACCCGTTCAAGAATCGAACGGAGGCGGAGAGCGGGCAGATCCGCGGGAAGATCTCGCAATGGTTTAAGGACGTCGCGTACACCCGTCGTGAACCCGGGTGCTCGATCATCATCATGCACACGAGGTGGCACCCGAACGATCTCGCGGGCGAGCAAATCGCGAAGGGCTGGCCCTCGATCGTGCTCCCCGCGATCTCCGAGGACGGCCACGCCCTGTGGCCCGAGGTGCACCCGCTGACGGAGCTCGAAACGATTCGCGAGGAGGTCGGGCCGTTCACATGGACGTCGCTCTATCAGGGCCAGCCCCGATCCCGCGGCGGCGCCGTCTTCTCGGACGTGCACTTCTACGACGCGCTCCCGTCCGAGGGTTATCGCGACGCGCTCGGGTTCGACCTCGCGTACACGGCGAAGACCTCGAGCGACTACAGCGTCGTCGTTCACCTCCGCCGAGTCGGCGGCGTCTTCTACGTCGTCGACGTGCTCCGAAAGCAAGTGAAGGCGACCGAGTTCAAGGCGTACGCCTGGCCCATCGTGAAGGCGAACCGCCGCGCGCGCCGTCGCTGGTATCACGGCGGCGGAGGCGAGGTCGGCGTCGCCGACTTCATGCGTGAGGGCGAGGCGGGGATCGACGTCGGCCCCGAGCCCGCGCGCGGCGACAAGTTCCAGCGGGCGCAGCCCTGCGCGGCGGCATGGAACGCGGGGAAGATCCTGATCCCGTCGCCGAAGCTCGTCGAGGCGAACCCGAAGCGGTTCGCGTGGGTCGACCCGTTCGTCGCCGAGGTGTGCGGGTTCTCGGGTCTCGACGACGAGCACGACGATCAGGTCGACGCGCTCGACGCGGCGTACGACTCGATCGCCGACTCGTCCGCACTCGAACGCTTCCGCGCAATGGCGAAGTCGTGAGGCACCTTCGCCAGCCCTCGCCCTCGACGTGCGGTCAGACGTGCGTCGCCATGCTCGCCGACGTCGGGTACGAGGTCGCTCGCGACGTCGTCGGGCACGCGAAGGGGACGAAGCGGCGCGAGATCGTGCGGGCGCTGACGGAGCTCGGTCAGGAGGTCGGCGATCTGCACACGCTCGCCGAAGGCGAACTCCCTCCGCCTGGCGCCCGCGGGCTCCTCCTCGTCCGGAAGCCGTTCGCCTCCGACCTGAAGCGGCCCGGTCATTGGGTCGTGCTCGACGGCGCCGGCGCAGTTCTCGATCCGTGCGTCGACGACGAGATCCGGATCGAGGAGTTCCGGACGTTCGCGCTCTTTGAGCACGGGACGCGCGTCCGCCTGCAATGGATCCCCGTGCGCCCTCCGAAGTAACGGAGCCTCGAGCCCCGCTTGCTACGGCGTCGACCGCGATCCCCGGTACGTGAAGCTCGCGCGGAAGCGCGTCGAGGACGCGTGCCGCCAGGCGGCGGCGAAGTCGCGGAGCTCGGTCGCCTAGACGTGAACGCCCCGCGCCTGCTAGGCGTCGGGGGTCTCTAACTCGCACGGAGGGCCGATGGCGCCTCGCAAGATCAGGAAGTCGAACGACACGCCCGAGCGGCTCGACGCTCGGATCGCGAAGGTCCGCCGCGCGAGCGCGAAGGACGTCGGGTCGCTGCCTCGAGCGGACCGCGGCGAGTCGCTCGCCGCGAGGACCGACGGGTGGGGCTCCATGCTGACGGGCATCGGCACGGAGCGCGACCGCCGACAGAGTCACTCGATCCTCGTCGGGCGCCACTCGTACGAGGAGCTTCGCGCTCTCTACCGCTTCGACGACATGATCGCCCGCGCCGTGGACCGGCCCGCGGACGACATGACGCGCGAGGGCTGGGACATCCACGTCGGCGACGGCGACGAGGAGATGAGCGACGCGATCGAGAAGAAGGGCGAGGAGATCGACGTCCTCGGGTCCGTCTCGCAGGCGATCAAGAAGGCGCGCTTCTCGGGCGGGTGCGGGCTCTTCCTCGGGGTCGTCGACGGCGCGGCCGACACGTCGATCCCGCTCGACGAGTCGCGCGTCCGCTCGCTCGACTTCCTCGCCACCTTCGACGCGCGCGAGATCTACCCCGCGTCGTACTACGCGGATCCGCTCTCGCCGAAGTACGGGCTCCCCGCGACGTACTACATCCGTCCGATGATCGGCGTCGGCTCGTCCGTCTTCGACATGCGCGGCCCGGGTCAGCGCCAGGCGTCGGGGAACAAGCCCGCCGCCGCGATGCGCCTCGTTCACGAGTCGCGGATCGTCCGCTTCGAGGGCGTGATCACGGACCGGATCCAGCAACGCGAGACGCTCGGGTGGGGCGACTCCGTGATCGAGCGGATCCTCTCCGCGTGCCGCGACTTCGGCGTCTCGTACGAGAACGCCGCCGCGCTGATCCTCGACTTCGCGCAGGGCGTCTTCAAAATGGAGGGGCTCGCGGAGCTCGTCGCGGCAGGCGACACGGCGACGATTCAGGAGCGCATGACGCTGATCGAGCGTCAGCGGTCCGTGCTGCGCGCCGTGCTCCTCGACAAAGAAGAGGAGTTCGACCGGAAGCCGACGCCCGTCGCCGGGCTCTCCGACCTCCTCGGGGCCCTGGCGTTGCGATGGGCGGCGGCGGCGGACGTGCCCTTGACCCTCCTCCTCGGTCAGTCGCCCGCGGGGCTGAACGCGACCGGCGACTCCGACGTCCGGAACTACTACGACCGGCGCAAGTCGGATCAGGTGACGAACCTCCTCCCGCGCCTGCGGAAGATCTACCGCCTGATCATGCTCTCGAAGGCGGGGCCGACCCGGGGCGTCGAGCCGAAGAAGTGGACGATCTCGTTCCGCCCCCTCTGGACCCCGACCGAGAAGGAAGAGGCGGAGATCTACAAGCTGCGAAGCGAGGGCGACGCCGCGAACGTGAACTCGGGGATCCTCATGCCCGAGGAGGTCGCGATCGCGCGCTTCGGCGGCTCGACCTACGGGAAGACGATCAAGATCGACCCGAGCCCGCGCGAGAAGTTCCTGAAGGCGAACCCGCTCCCCGAGAAGCCCGAGGAGCCCGACCCGGCGGATCCGGCAAACCCGAAGGCGCCCGCGAAGGGCGAGGAGAAGTGAACGCAATGGGCGACGTGAGGGCGAAGGTCCGGTGCGTGGCGAAGAAGGAGACGGCGAGCGCGTACGGGAAACCCGGGAAGATCGACGGGGAGATCGTCGAGTTCTCGCCCGTCTCGGGGCCCGGGAACGAGGGGTGGTCGAAGTGGACGCCGTCGGGCTCCATCTCGCTCCACATCACGAACCCCGAGGCGCTGAAGCGGTTCGAGGTCGGAAAGGACTACTTCGTCGACTTCACGCCCGCCGGGCCGGTCGAGTAGCGAGCGCGTGTCGTGGCCCGACGCGAAGAGCGGCGATGCGCGGCGCCCGGGTGCGGGCGTCCCGTCGTCCTTCTTCGCGTCGGGCAGGACGGGGGGACGAGGTACGTCGAGGGGCACGACCTGTGCTCGCGTTGTTGGCGCGATCAGCGGAACCGCGACCGCGCGCGGGCGCTCGACGAGCCGAAGCCCGAGCCGGTACCGTACGCGTACCTTTCTAGGAGGGACCGACGATGGCGACGTGTGAAGTGAAGATCGAGATCGACGCGTCGCGAGTCGACGGGCTCGTCGAGCTCCTCGCCGCGGTTCAGGTGCTCGCGCGCGACTCGGAGCGCGCGACTCTCCCCGCCTCCGTGCGCCTCGCCGTCGACGGCGTGCTCGAAGCCGCGGGGAAGATCTCCGCCGAGTTCCAGGCGACGACCCTCGTCGACGGGAAGAGGTCGAAGACGAAGCCGCTCGGCTCGCTCACGACGAGGAGGAGCAAGTGACCGCGCAGGAAGAGAAGAAGAAGAGCGACCCCGCCATGATCGAGCGCCTCCGGAAGAAGATGGACGCCGCGCTCTCGTACCGCCACGGTCAGCGCGAACCGCTCGAGGTGCGCGACGTGAAGGCGCCGTCGGTCGTTCGCCAGGACGCCGCGATCGCGCGGAGGCTGGGATGATCGAGGTCGTCACGGTTCGGCAGATCAGGGACGAGGCGCGGCTCCTCGAAGCGGGAGCGGCGTCGGCGGGTCTCGCTTCGCTCCGCTACGTGCTCTTCGATCGCTCGCACTTCCCGTGTCCGCCCGGCGTTCACGTCGTGCTCGCCGGGATCTCGCGCGAGTTCGCCGCGCGGGCGGTCGAGCTCCGGCGCCTCGTCATGCCGCGGACGGACGCGTGAGCCTCACGGGGTCGACATACCTCGCCCACCTGGCGACCCGCCGCGCGTACACGAAGTCGGCGAAGAAGCGCCGGAAGAAGCGGATCCGGGTGCGCCCGCTCCGTCAGCCCGACGCGATCCGGCGGAAGTACCGCGCCGCTATCCTCGACCTCGCCGTCGCGCCGGCGGTCGCCGCGGTCCGCGCCCTCATGGAGTCGGGCCCGTCGCTCGCCGAGGACGCGTCGAGCGTGCGCGGGGACGCGCTCGTCGCCGTCGGACACTCGCGCGAGGCATGGCGCAACGACACGGCGTCGAAGGCGTCGAAGCTCATCCGGAAGATGGCGGACGACTTCTTCGCCGAGTTCACGGACGAGAAGATCGCGCCCCTCGCGAAGCGGTTCGCGCGCGAGACGTCGGAGTTCCACAAGGCGCAAATGGGCGCGCAGATCAAGGCGGCGATCTCGGTCGACGTCCCGTTCACGGATCCGAAGCTCTTCGCCATGGTCGAGGAGTTCACGGCGGAGAACGTCTCGCTCATTCGCTCGATCCCGCGCCGCATGTTCGACGAGGTCGAGTCGACGCTCCTCCGCGACCTCCGCGCCGGGCTTCGCTGGGAGGAGATCGCGCCCGAGATCGAGGACCGCTTCGGCGTCTCCGAGTCGCGCGCGGAACTGATCGCCCGCGACCAAGTCGGGAAGTTCTTCGGCGAGGTGAACGCGCAGCGTCAGCAAGATCTCGGCGTCGAGAAGTACGTGTGGCGCACGGCGCGCGACAACCGGGTCCGAGAAGAGCACATGGAGCGCGAGGGGAAGTCGTACGAGTGGGGCGAACTCGGCGCCGACGAGGAGCCGGGTCAGCCGATCAATTGCAGGTGCCAGGCGGAGCCCGATCTCGCCGCGCTCCTGAAGGCGATGGAGGGTGACTAGATGAGGACGGTTCGTCGGTTCGACTCGATCACGGTCCCGAAGCGCGACGCGGAGATCACGCCCGAGGGCTTCCTCCGGGCGCCCGCGAGGATCTCGCGCGTCGGCGTCTACGAGTACGCGGACGAGAACGGGAAGATCACGCGCGAACTTCGGCTCCGCGAGGACGTCTTCGACCCCGGGTCGCTCGCGTCGTTCAGCATGAATCCGATCACGGACGGGCACCCGGCGTGCGGAGAGGTGAACGCGGAGAACGCGCGCGACCTCACCCGCGGCACCCTCGGGGAGAACGTGACGATCGAGGACGATCGTTTCGTCGCTGCGCGCGTCCTGATCACGGACGCCGACCTCGTGAAGAAGGTCATGGACGGCGACGCGGTCGAGCTCTCCGCGGGTTACGGGTGCGTGATCGTCGACGGCGCGGGCGTGCATGAGGAGTTCGGCGAGTACGACTGTCGGCAGACCAAGATCCGGTCGAACCACGTCGCGGTCGTCTCGACCGGCCGGGCAGGGCCCGAGGTTCGGGTGCGGCTTGACGCGGGCGACGCGCGTTCGGTAGTGCGTAAGTCTACCGATTCCGGGGACGCGACTTCCGCGCCACCCTCACAGGTTCAGGAGGCAACGATGAAGATCACGCTGCGCGGCGCTTCGGTCGAGGTTCCCGACACGGTCGCCGCTCTCTTCGAGGCGGAGCGCCAGGACGCCGCTTCGGTCCTCGCCGCCCGCGACGCCACGATCGCCGACCTGACCGGCAAGGTCACGACGACGACCGGGCTCGTCTCCGAGGTGCAGGCCCGCGCCGACTCGCTCGACGCCCGCGTGAAGCGGCTCGACGCGTGGGTCCCGATCTGCTTCGGGCGCATGCTCTACTCCTCGTGCATGGCGTGCATGGCGTGCCCGTCGAAGTCGGAGTGCGCGAGCGTGCAGGGGTACGCCGTCCCCGGTGACCCGCCGACCATGAAGACCGACGCCGCCGACGCGAAGCCGATCACGGCGAAGGACGACCCGAAGCGCCTCGACGGGCTGAAGGCGTTCGAGGCGAAGATCCTCGACGGCGCGCGAGCCCGCGCGGACCTCGAGGAGTTCGCGAAGAAGGCGGGCGTCGAGTTCAAGGCGGACGCCGCCGACGTCGAGATCCGGCGCGACGTCGCCGCGAAGCTCTCGGGGCTCGACCTGAAGGACAAGCCCGCCGAGTACGTCGCCGCGCTCTTCGACGTCGAGCGGAAGCGGTTCGACGAGAAGCCGACCGGCTCCGCGGGCGTCGTGATCGAGCCCGCCGTGACGCCGAAGAACGACGAGGGCGACGAGAAGGTCGCGACCGACCGCCGTCAGGACATGGCGCGGCGCGACGCGGAGGCGTGGAAGAAGCCCGCCCCGGGCGCCGTGACGAAGTAGGGCTGGACGCGGTAAACCTGAAGTGGACGCGCCGCTAGGGCGGCGAGAAAGAGGAGACGAATCGATGCAGACCGGCTACCAGATCGCCCCGAGCGCCGCGCTCCCGGGCATGAAGTACGACCTCTCGGAGTCGCGCACGCGGACCGGGAAGAACTCCGAGGGAGCCGCGCTCCCCTTCGGCGTCGGCGTCACGAAGGGCGCGAACGCGGGCGAGGTGGAGTACCCCGACGCCGCGGGCGACGTCGTGATCGGCATCTCGCAGTTCCAGGCGGACGTGAACCCCGGGCTCCTCGTCGGCGGCGGGATCGCCGTCTACCCCGACACGACCGCGGGCGTCTCGGGATACCCCGACGCCGCGATCATGTCCGTGCTCGACAAGGGCCGGATCTACGTGATCGTCGAGGCGGACGTCGTCGAGGGCGACGTCGCCTTCTGCCGCCACACGGCGAACGGCGCGGGCAAGCTCCAGCTCGGGGCGTTCCGCAAGGACGCCGACTCGGGCAACGCGGCGCGCGTGTACGGCGCCCGCTTCGTCGCCGCCTCCTCGTCGGTGACGATCAACGGCGCGACCGTGAAGGTCGCGCCGATCTCGTTCGACGTCGACGCGAACGAGAGCGCGGTCCAGGCGCTCGCCGACGAGAAGACCCGGGCCGACGCCGCGTACGCGCCGCACGCGTAACGCGAACCGCCGGCGCAACGCTTCACAACCTCGCAGCACACGAAAGGAAGCAAAGACCGATGACGACCCCGACCATTCGGCACGAGCGGCGACTCGACTTCGCCTCGCTCCGCCTCGACAAGAACGACCCGCTCGCGAAGCGCCTCGACGCGGGCGACCTCAACGTCTTCTTCGCCCGGCAGTTGGAGCACATCGAGGGCGAGACCTACGACGTGCAGTATCCGGAGCTCATCGGGAAGACGCTCGTCCCAGTGAACTCCCGCGTCGGCCGCGGGAAGAAGATCTACACCTACCGCCAGTTCGACAAGGTCGGCGTCGCGAAGCTCCTCGCCTCGTACGCCGAGGATCTCCCGCGCGTCGACGTCCGCGGGCGCGAGTTCTCGGTCCGGATCGAGGGCTACGGCGCGTCCTTCGGGTACTCGATCCAGGACATCCGCGCCGCCGCGGAGGAGAACGTTCCGCTCGACGCCATGAAGGCGGAGGCGGCTCGCCAGGTGATCGAGACCACGCTCGACAAGATCGCCGCCATCGGCGACACGGACACGGGCGCCGTGGGTCTCCTCAACATCGCCAACGCTACGCGCGTCGCGCTCCCGAACGGCGCGGGCGGGAAGGCGTCGTGGGGCAAGAAGACCACGCTGGAGATCCTCGCCGACCTGAACGCGCTCGCGAACAAGTCGTACAACCTCACCTACGGGATCGAGCGCGCCGGGACCATGGTGCTCCCGCTCGACGCGTTCACGCTGATCAGCACGACGCCGATGAGCGCGACGATCCCGAACGAGTCGATCCTCGCCGTCTTCCTGAAGAACCAGCAATTCGTGAAGGAGGTCGTGCCCTGGTACCGCTGCACGAACGCGGGTCTCGGCGGGACGCTCGATCGGATCGTCGTCTACAAGAAGGATCCGAAGAAGCTGGAGTTCATCGAGCCGCAGCCCTTCGAGATCTTCCCGCCCGAGGCGAAGAACCTCGAGTTCGTGTCGCCGTGCCACGCGCGGACCGCGGGCGTCGTGTGCCGGTACCCGCTCTCCGTGACCTACGGCGACATGCCCGCGACCACGACCGACGCCTAGTCGTCTCCGCTGCGCGCGCGGGCTGAACCGCGGCGGGCGAGTGGCGCGAGAGGGGCTCGGCTTCGGCCGGGCCCCTTTTCATTAGCGGCACGCTTGACGCAGAATCCGAACCGTCCGCAATGAAGCGGAGAGGAGAACACCACATGGCAAACATGCTGATCGTGAACCACGCCCCCCACATCTTCTCGGTCCACCTCCCGATGCCGAAGCGCGCCGCGGGCGAGATCGCCGTCGCGCAGCACGGCGGCGAGATCAACCTCGCGCCCGGCGTGAACGAGGTCGACGTCGAGAGGTGGAAGGCGGCGCGGAGCTCGCCCGCCGTGGGCGCCGCCCTGAAGCTCCGGAAGAAGGGCGGGCTGGAGGAGATCGACCCGAAGAAGGCGACCGGCCCCTCCGACATGAGCGAGGAGGACGCGATCGACCTCGTCGGCGAGACCGTCGACGGCGCGCTCCTGAAGAAGTGGCTCGCCGACGAGAAGCGCGGCGAGGTGAAGGCGGCGATCGAGATCCAGATCGAGAGCCTCGACCCGACGAAGAACAAGGCGAAGGGCGACGGCGAGTCGGCGAGCTAGTCGTCGACGAACTCGGGCGCCACGGAGGAGAGACCGATGCAAGCCACGAAAGCCGACGTCCTCGCCGTCGCGCCCGAGTTCTCGTCACTCGGCGATCCGGTGTTCGCCGCCGCCGACCGCCTCCTGACCCCGCTCGTGCCCGAGGAGGGGCTCGGGGACAAGGCGACGATCGCGGGCGCGTACCGGATCGCTCACTTCCTCGCGAAGACATACCCCGCGCTCTCGCCCGACTCGCTCGTCGTCGTCGAGCGGAGCCTCGGGCCGCTCTCCGTGAAGTACGCGAACACGCCGCCCGCGATCCTGCGCGACCTGGCGACGACCAAGTACGGGCTCGCGTACCTCGAGATCATCGGCGGCTCGACGCTGCGCCCCGCCCGAACCCTCGGAGGCTTCGTCGTCTGACCATGGCGACGAGCGGCCCAAAGCTGACGGTCGACGTCAGGTCCGACGGGTGGAAGAACCTCGTCCGGATCCTCGACGACCTCCGCGACGGTCGCTCGTTCGTGAAGGCGGGCGTGATCGGCGACCCCGCGCGCGAGGAGCGCGGGCGCCACGGGTACGCGCGAGCGCACGGCGAGGACGACGCGTACGGGGCGGGCCCGAGCGGCGAGCCGCTGACGAACGCGGGTCTCGCCGCGATCCTCGAATTCGGGACCGACACGATCCCGGGGCGCCATCTGATCTTCGGGACGTTCGACATGAACCGGGCGAAGTACGTCCGGATCCTCGGGCGGACCGTGCTTCCCGCGGTGCTCCGCGGCAGGGTCACGATCGAGCACGGGCTCGAAGTGATCGGGCAAATGATGGCAAGCGACATGCGGAACCGGATCGTCGACGGCGAGGGTGTGCCGCCGCCGAACGCGCCGTCGACCGTGAGGAAGAAGCTCGCGAAGGGGAAGTGGAAGGGCCCCGACGGCGGCGCGAGCGACGGGGCGCCCCGGCCGCTCCTCGACACGGGCCGCTTCCGGAACTCGATCACGCACGCCGTCGTCCTGAACGGCGGCGGAGGCGAAAGCGAATGAGCCTCGCAACCTCCATGATCGGCGGCTTCATCGGGAACGGCGCCGACTCGTACACGGTCACGCGCGGGAGCGCGCCGACGTTCGTTGACGGCGTCGTCGTCCCGGGCGCGACGACGACGGTTCAGATCCTCGCCGCCATCCTGCCCGCCAGGAACACGGACCTTCGGCGCACAGTCGAGGGCGAGCGCCTGACCGACCTCGTCGTGATCTACACGGGCGATCCGGTCTTCTCGGGCCACGACGACGGAGCGCCCGCCGACCTCGTCGAGTGGAACGGGCACACCTACGAGATCGAGGACGTCGACCCGTTCCCCGGCGGGCTCTACCAGGCGACCGCGAGGAAGAGGGTCGCGGCATGACGCGCGCCGAACTGAAGAAGGCGATCCGCGACGAGGTCATGCGGACGATCCCGGCGTACGCGCAGGACCGCGTCGTGTGGGACCGCCAGAAAGCGCCCGCGCGCCCCGTGTCCTCGGTCGAGCTCCGGATCACGGGCCCGGTTCAGGTGGGCGCGGCGGACGGGGAGATCGTGACCGAGTTCGACCCCGCCGCCCCTCCCGGCGAAGAGATCGTGCGCGGGACGGCGGTCGATCACGAGTTCACGCTCCACGTTCAGACCCGCGCGACGACGCATGACGAAGCGTGGGAGGCGGCACACGCGATCGATGTCGGGATGTTCTTCCCGTCGGCGATCGAGCGCCTCGCCGCGCTCGGGATCGCCATCGTCGACTCAACCCCTGTGCTCGACGTGGCGGCAATGGTAGAGACCGGATGGCAGGGCCGCGCCGCGTTCACGATCCGACTTCGGATCGGCATGCTCGAGGTCGACCCGGTTCGGACGACGTTCATTGAGTCGGCGCCCGTGGCGGGCTCGACATAGAAAGGAAGGACACGGATGGATCTCTCGGCAATCGCGGACGTGCAGATCGTCGCCTCGGGTGCCCCGCTCGCGCTCCCCGGCTTCGGCAAGCCTCTGATCCTCGGGCCGTACGGGAAGGCGTGGACGGAGCGCGCGCGCTCCTACGACTCGATCGAGGCGGTCGAGGCGGACTTCGCGGAGGGCACGCCCGAGCACCGCCTGGCGCTCGCGCTCTTCTCGCAGGATCTCGTCCCCACGTCGATCGCCATCGGCCGCGGGACGCGGATCCCTACGCAGGTCTTCGAGGTCGCGATCGCGTCCGCCGTCTCGGGCGTCGACTACGCGTTCAAGTTCGACGGCTCCGAGGTGAAGTTCACGTCGGCCGACGCGGTCGCGGCGAACATCCTCGCCGGGCTGAAGACGGCGCTCGACGCGCTCGCGATCGCCGGGCTCGTGACCGTCGTCGGCGGCGGGAAGCTGACGATCACGGGCGCCGCGGGCGCCTGCCACACGTTCGGGAGCCTCGACGTCTCGAAGGTCACGGTCGCCGAGAAGACGGCGGACCCGGGCGCCGGGCTCGACCTCTCCGAGATCGCGCTCGCGTACCCCGACTTCTACGAGGTGCACTCCGCGTTCTCGGGCGAGGCGTTCGGCGCCGCGCTCGCGACGTGGACCGAGGCGAACTCCCGCGTCGCGCGCGTCGTGCTCGCCGACTCCTCCGTGATCCTCGACGCCGACTCGGTCGCGACCGACCTCGCGCACGACCTGAAGGCGGCGAGCCGGAAGCGGACCGCCACCTACTACCACCCCGACACCTCGGAGGCGCTCGCCGCCGCCGCCGCGGGCCGGTTCCTGCCCGAAGACCCCGGCTCCGAGACGCAGGCGATGAAGACGCTTCGCGGCGTCACGGCGCCCGCCCTCTCGGCGACCCACGTCGAGAACCTGAAGGCGAAGAACTGCGGCTTCTACGCGACGGTCGCGGGTCGCGGGGTCGTCCTCGACGGGAAGGTCGCCTCGGGCGAGTGGATCGACGTGATCCGCGGGCTCGACGCGCTGAAGGTCGAGATGCAGGCGGGGATCGTCGACCTCCTCACGGATCCGACCGTGAAGAAGGTCGCGTACACGGACGCGGGGCTCTCCATGGTCGCGGGCAAGGTCCGCGCCGCGCTCGTGAAGTACGAGAAGCGCGGCTTCCTCGTCCCCGGCTCCTCCGTCGTGAACGTCCCGAAGGCGTCGGAGATCCCGTCGGCCGACAAGGCGGCGCGGCGCGCGAGCGGGATCACCTTCGCGGCGAACATCGCCGGCGCGATCCACTTCGTGTCGACCCGCGGGACCGTGACGTACTAGCGGCCCCGCTCACCCCTGACCCAAGGAAAAGAGGAAACCGATGGGAGCAAAGACCTACAGCCCGAAGATGGTCGTCGCGACGGTCGGGCCCGTCATCCTGCGCGGCTTCGTCGACGGGACCATGATCAAGGTGTCCCGTGACGTCGACGCCTTCTCGAAGCACGTCGGCGCCGACGGCGAGGTGACGCGCGTCGAGAGCGCGAACAAGTCGGGCTCGCTCGTCGCGTCGCTCGCGCTCTCGTCGCTCGCGAACGACGAGCTCTCGGTCCTGGCACTCTCGGGCGCGTGCGTGCCCGTGACCGTGAAGGATCTCTCGGGGACGACCCTCGCGTTCGCGCCGAACGGGTGGGTCAAGAAGCCCGCCGACATCCAGTACGGGAAGGAGCTCGACGGGCGCGAGTGGACGATCGATCTCGACGAGGTGACGATGTTCGTCGGCGGGACCGTCCGCGGCTCGCTCCTCGACCCGACGTCCTAGACCCGCTCGACGCGCGTCGAGTAGGTTCGTGGGGCGAGTCGCTTCGGCG